ATGTCACGGAAGTGTTCCAGTTTGCGTATTGCTACTTCTAGGTCGTTTACTTTGTTTATAAACGTTTGTGGTGACCCGTAACGTTTTAGTTCTTTTTTCATTACGGCTAGTTCGTGTCGTAGTTTATCTATGTTAGTTGTTTGGGGTAATTTGGTCATATAGTTGTTGGGCTATTCCTTCTACGATTTGGTCTATGTCTAATCCGTTTTCTGATTTAAAATCTTTTCCCAAGATGTCTCGCATCACTACGATTACACCCATTAAGGTTGAGATTATGAACTCCATGTTGATGAAAATTTTATCTTCACCTATTGAGTATTGTGTTCCTTCTTTGCCGTATTTTGATTCTGTTTGTTCACTCATTTTGTTTCCTCTAATATATCATAATTGGAATAGGACATTGATAAAACACGACCACTAGGTGCAACTGCTATCCATGTTGGGGCATCGCTATCACAATAACAGCCTATTGTTCGTTTCTCATCATTTTGAAAAACATGTTTGCAGTTGTTACAGCGAACTGTAACCATTATCGTTTATCTCCTTTCAATGGCAACTTAAACGAATCTTCGTTTAACATAATTGATATCATAGCATAACCCACAATATCAATATATGAATCTATCAATGATTCGTTGGTTGGTTGATTGCGTTTACTTAGGTTGTCTATGCGGGCAATTTTATCACATATACGAATTGCTACGCCAATAATTCCAAAGTTTGTGATGTTGTTATGTCCATAGTCGTGTTGTTTGCGACACAACAATTGCACCATTTCACTGTGTTCAAACGGTGGGTGGTTATCTAGTAGCCACTGTAATGCTTGTACGCCCGCACGTTCCAAAACTAGTGTGGCTAGTTCGGTGTCGGATTCTTCTGCGTCACCAAGTTGCAAACTTTTTATCCACTTACTTATATAAGTTTCTATTGGTTTAAACATTTTGGGGTCAGGTAACGTAGTTGATGCTTCTTCTCTTAGTTTTGTTAATGCTGCATCAGCCGCTTTATTAAATGTGCTGTATGTTGGTTTCATTGGTCTCCTATTATGCCGTATTTGTTGTTTAATATTTCCATGATAACTGGATTCTGTTTTAACAATATTTCTAGTTTGTTTACTGCTGATTTTGTTTTACGCCAAGCATGTGATTTTGCTGATATACCTACTTCACGGGCGGCTTCTTGAAATGTTTTGCGTTCATAATAAATCAAGTATATCATTTGCTGGTCAGTCGCATCCATAGATGCGACAGTTTCTGCTATTGCGTCATACAGCACGATGTCGTCATCAAAATCGTTTGCCGTAGCATTGGGTTGCATTAACCATTCTATTTCGTTTGAATGATATTTTTTTTGATTAGGTATGTTTTCAGGAATCATATTTTTCGTTTATCATCATGTCCATAACATCTTCGGGCTGTAACAAATACCCCATGCTGGGGTTGCCACTACGCCACGCAAATTTGTGGTACGCTTTTGGATTAAATCTGTCTTTGTTTGCTTTCAAATAACGTTTCAATCGTGGCACAGACACAATCACAAACGAACCATCAAGGGCATACACGTATACCCACCATTCCGCTTTTGTCACCGCTAAACCTGATGGTTGCCATACGGCTTCGCCGTTGTCGTCAAGACGGCGGCGAGGATTCTGCACCATTTCTAACACCATTCTGCCGTTACGGTATCGGTCTGTTTTAACTTCAAACGCACCACTACTAATTTTTTCTAAAAATTCGGACACAAGTTTTTCGCCTTTATGACCGAACGATAAATCTGTTTGCCAATCGTGAGGCATTGGACCTATATCATAATCTGATTTCTTACTCATTCTTTACTCCCAACTATAAGTGTCACTTGCTTGTCATCTGCCCACGCAACACCGTTTAATCCGTCCATCAATAACTTTATGTAATTATCTAGGTCGCCACGAAGTTTGCTGTCCTTTTGCGCAATGTTTTGTAAATTGATAGAAATACCATCTTTGGAAAATGTACAAACCAACATTACGTCACCTTCATATTTTGGACCAGTGTACGCCGTGCGTATAACATCTTCAGATTCTAAAGTGCGAGCAGGAGTATAAACACGCCCATACCTTGTCATACGGGGTCGCCCCTTAGGGATAGGTTTTGTTTCTATAAATTGGCTATGTTTTTTCATGTTTTCCTAGTCTGTATAAAGGTATGGAATGGTGCGCCAGAATTGCTGTCAAATCTGGCGCTAATAGATAATGATTTTAACAGAACACGTTTCGCTGATGGTTGAGTTATGCGTTTGTTGCTGGCATACATTTGCATAGCACCCAACCCGTAATGCGCACCTGAACCAATAGCATACAAACCGTTTGCGTCCATTTCTGTACTGTAGTCTGCGTCTATTTGGTAGATGACACCATTGGCGCACACTAAAGAGTCTATGGACGCTTCTGCGGGATTAGATTCGTATTGTGGTAGTCCTAAACCGTTTGATTCTAAACATTCTCTATAGGTTGGTATAAATTGGCTGACCATAAATTTTGTGAGTTTGTTGCCGTTAAGTTTTGGTGGTAGTTGTGGTGGGTTGAATACGTGTTGAATAATGTTTGCACCTCGTGTGTCGCCTGCTACACCTATAAAGTATTTGCCGACTGCAACAACTTTTGCTTGTGTCATTTTGCCTATGCGACCATAATCATCTGACCATTGACTGTCTGAACCTATGGCGCAATAATCGTCGCCTTGTATTGCAAGTATTGTTGTCATGAGTGTACTCGTATAACTAGTTTGTCTATTTCTAGTTCGCCGTTGGCACGTAAATGATATTTACCCCACCGCTTGTCAGCGGTTTTGAGAATGATTTTGGTTTGACTGGGGTTGAGTCCTGTTTTGACACACTCGTAACCGAGTTTGGCTAGGGTTGATGAACGGTCTTTGGACGGTAGTGGTCCGTCACGCCAAATAACTTTACCTAGCGGAGACAGAACTTGCATAGCCTCGTCTAATGTGGCATCATATTCTGTGGGCATAATCCCAGGGGTGGGTTTGATTATGGGTTTATAATGTGCAGCAAGCCGTGCGATGTCGGCTGGTGTAGTGCGGTTGGCGATAGCCATAGAAACAAAGTCGCAAATATGTAGAACTGATTGAAAGTCGTTAGGGTTAAGAACACGCTGGTTGTGTGTTGTTTCGTCAGCGTAATTAGGGTAAGGTAAACGAACATAGTTGCCGTACTGTCCGTGTCGTAATGTGGTTTGTTTAGGATTCACTTCTGTTGCTGGCACTTCGGCAACTTGGTGCGCAGCCAATAACATGTTACGCATAATCTCAGCGGACACTGGTTCTGTGGCGAACACCCAAACATGGTAACCTTTGGAACGTGAACGTTCTATCCACGATGTGACACCACCTGCCTGTAATGCGTCATGTAGTTGTCGTGCTTGATGTAAAGATTGTTCTAAGCCTAAATCAAAGTCTGAACAGCCCCACACTACGGATGCTTGACCGTTGATTGGAACAATCGGATATACGCCGATGCGTTCTGACCCGTTTAAGTGTCGTTCAAATGTGCCAACATTAAGCGGTAACTTGGCACAACCCCCACTGTCCATGCCGTACACGTCACCACGACCACGAAATAGTTTTATAAAGTTATCTAACAGTTTGTCGTCTATCATATACCCCCTTTACCAATCGGTTAATATTTCTTGCATAGTTAATTGTTCTGTTTCGGATTGTACAATATTGTCATCAAGTCGGTATGGTAACACCCCGTTCTCCAACCTTTTCAACCGACCAGTTCCTGCTTCAATCAAGAAGTCCATATCGTCTAACAGGACGGACGCAGGACGTTTACACTTAACCAAGTTCAACGTAACGGTATCCATGTGGATACGTAAATTGTATTGCAGTTCTTCTATTTTGGACATGATACGTTCAGTGTTTGATGCTTTATCTAGTTTTTCTTGCAAGTCACGAATATGTCCTTCTATTTCAAATCGTTTACGGCGTACACCAACAATGTGTGTTGCTTGTTGTTCACCACCATAAGCACCTGAACTGATAGTCATTTTGCGTCCATCAGCACCTGCAGTGCGACTGGACTGGTGCAAAACAATTAACGGAATATTATGACGTTTACCGAACGCTTTAATGCTGTTGGCTTTAGACGGAACATCTTCTCCACCGCCTGTAATCAAATCCAAATAGTCCACAACGATTAGTTGTGGGTCACCCAATACGTCTATTGATTCAGACAAAGCACGTTCCATTTCAATGAGAGACACTGTTTGGTCAAACACTGCTAGGTTCGGGAAATGTTCTAATGCCGTATTACGCAATAAATCAATGGATTGTCTGTCGTTTTCAGCAATGCGAGTTTCTAAAACGTTTGCGTCAATGCCGTGAGTAACACAAGCCAACTTAATTAACGTCAAAGTGCGTGGCTCATCGGGACAGAAATAGATTACACGTTTGTCTTTGTTGGCTACAAGAATCTGTAGCAACGCCAACGTTTTACCGCTATGGCTATAACCGTTTATAATACACATTTCTGACGGTGCAATGCCACGCATTTGTGCATCTATCTCATGAAAACCTAGATAGATTCTTTCTTGTGGTGATTGCGCCCAGTGAACATAATCATCTGCGGCTTTGTGTAATGGTGTGTAATACGCTAAAGGTGCGGTAGACAAGTCGGGCGTGGGAAGAATTTCCCCACGCCCCAACTTTGCCCAACGACCCACATAATCGGGGTCGGTCACAGGTTACCGCCTAACTCGTGGTTCCCAAAACGCTTCCGTACCTGTAGTGGATTTGAACCAAGGGCGCTTAGGGTTGACCGCTAAACCGTCACGGTTATCCCAAACTTCGGTAACGCCCTTCTTTGCACATTCAGTGTGCAACCATGCAGGAATTGGACCATGTTGCGTACCTTTGATACGAACTTGACCGCCTTGCGCTGGTTGAAACGCTGGTTGTGTTGATTGTGTTACTACTTGGCTATTTGGGAACGCTTGAACCAACATTTCTTCTTGCGTTGGTGCTTCGCCTGTCATACCCATTTTGGTAAACAATGCGTCTACCGTTGCGTCTAATGCCAAAACAAAATTAGCGATATTCATTTGAACATCATCTGTCTTGGGTGTTATATCGGCAGCGATTTTACCTGCAACCTGAATAACAATTGATTGGTCTCTGTTTACTGTAGTAATAACTATCTCCTATCTATTTGTTGTTGTGAACTAACTATAGCATATCCTTATTCAGCGTCGTGGCAATTAAAAGCGCCTTTGCAAACACTCCAAAACGAACACCACTGTTCTGAACATAACGCACTTTCATCATTCGTTATCCATTGATTATCTACACCAGTTCTTAGGGCTACGTTTACCGCCCCACGAACATGATGTTTTAACCAATTCCAATGTTCAGCACCCCGATAAATTGGCACAATTTGTGCTTTCGGGTCTAGTTGCCGAATCATTACACCATAATTAAATTTTGGTTCAATGTCGGTATCGTGAGATACCGCATAAGTATAAACTGTTGGCTGAATAGCGGACTTTTGTTTACTAAACTGGCTGTAGGATTTCTTTGCTGTTTTCCAATCCCACACAACACCATCTTCGTCTACGTAATCTATTGTGCCTTCTAACCAAACGCTATAACCATTAACGTCAATGCCCAACGGTACTTTAAATGGGTGTTCAGTTTTTCCACCCAGTTTTACTTTAGGTAAAATTGAATCATAAAACGCTTTAGACATTGATTCTAAATATTGCGGAATTTCTTCCTGATTAATGTTAGACTTTTTATAGTTTGTTGTTTCCAGCGACTCGTAATCATTGGCAACTACATCTAACATGTCAAGAAAGTTTGAGGACGTACCATTAAGTACGGACTCAATACCTGTATGAACTGCTGTACCTATAATGGTGGCATCTGAACCCGTTCTAAACTCTGGACGTACTATACCAAGTCTAGCACGTTCAGGGCAAATCGCCATGTCACCAAGCCAAGACTGTCTGACATAAACGACTTTATTAAGTTCATCTACCCGCATCATTTCTCCTTTAGATATTAAGTAATAGAATATATATAACTGTTAATACAATTACAGCATAGACAATCTTCATGATTGGCTATCTAAATTAGGGAACTCTTGTTTTAACTTAGCCCATAATTTTTGGGCTTTTTCACTAGGGTCATTCTTAATTTCGTTGTAAACTTTTTGTTTATGTTTACGGATTCTATCGTTCATTTGTTCTGTTGTTTCATTTTCTCTCATGGTTCTAGTATACCTTTCTGTTGTTTGACTTCTTCATGTCTCTGCTAACTCTGAATAGTTTTTTCCAATAAGTCATAGTAGTTTTGCCTGTTTGGAACAAACGGGCAATACCAGCATAACTTTTTCCTTCGGTGTCAATCATAAGTGTGCTAAAGTTCCGAAACTGTTCTTCGGTCATAACATGTTTATGTTTATTGACACTAACGGCACAGATAAACTGTTCTAACGAAACGTTAAGCCGTTTTAATATATCTATAATGTGCAGCGTTGGGTGTTGATGTGCGGCAGCCATTACGCTGTCACGAATCAGTTTCCATTTATGCAAATTAGTGTAAGATTCAGGAAACCGTAAGGCTACGATGTCGGATTCATTGGCATAATAAATTCCGCCATACTCCGCCCACAGGTCATGAACATACAATAATGTTTCTAAATATTCTAGAGTTGTGTCATTAGTCCATTCGTGACCTTTAACATAACCTAAGATTTCTGCTATTCGTTCACCTTGCCACATGTCAAACACAGCGTCTTTAGACACCATAACTGACTTGGCAGGGCGAACGTCACATAAACACGATTCTTCGTGTTCTGTTACACCGCATTGTTCAATCGTCATTTACTTCGTCTTTCCAATCTGTCGGGTTTTCTGCCTCAAATTCTTGAATTAATCCTTCCATTATATCATGCCCAAATTCAATGCACGCTTCTGATAACCGTGTACCAATTTCGTCCATAACATAATCACACTGGTCGTCCGTCCAATCAGGACGGTAACCTTTAATATCTTCACCTAACCATATAATTGTACTCATTATTTATCTCCTTTTTTTGGTTGTGATATAACAAATCCACCTATATTTTTACTTATCATTTCTATTTCATCGTGTAAACCAAACGCCGCAGCGCTAATGCCGTGTGTTATAGAACTATCTAACTGTTCATACAACAAATCTACTGCACTATCTGAGTCTTTGGCGTAAACATCAAACGAAATACTGAACGTACCACGATAAAGATTCATTCTGATTCCTTTCCGAAACCGTTAGGTTTCTTAGATAATTGCATAATCCCATGCTTGGTACACATAGGTTTGTCTGTCATGCGGACATGGATTTCCACACCATGCCCACACAACGAACATTCATAATAACCTTTCGGATATAACTTGCGTTCAACTGGCGCTTTCATTATTTCTCCGTTTCTTTTTTCAGCCAATCTTCAATCTCACCAACCAACTCAACCCCATCTTCTTCCGCATTATAATCTTGAACCGCTTTCAATATTCTTTCCAATAACGTATTCATTTTGTGAATCGTTTCTTCTGTTTGTTCACCTCTTGCAATATCTTCACCGAAAGAATCCATTACTTCCATAATTTCGTCCTCAGGAACTAAATTGTTTTGCACAGCGAACTGCATTACTTCCGCAATGAAACTGGCTTCATTATAGGATTCGGCTACACGTCGCAAAAATCCGCTCATCAACCACTTGACAAACGTATCAGGAACATCGCCATCTTCACCGTCACCAGCGTCAGTAACAACAACAACGTTACCACGAATCTCTTGACGGAACAACGCACTGGCAAGCCAATTCATTTCCGAATCCTTGATTCGCCCTTCATCATCGCAATAACCAACCAACTCAAACGGTTCATTAGTGTCACGTTTCTGTGCAAAAACACGCACAGCCTCAATATTGCCACCAACCAACGACTGAATTGACTCTAACCCATTAATTACAACGGGTTCAGGTTCAACACCCGAACCACACTTTAATAACACTGCCGATACTGTACTCATTACATTACCACCCTTTCATAAGTAGTTTGATTATTATATTTATAACACATAACGCAACCAACACTTGATACGCTTTTGCAAACAAACGTTTACTAGGCGTATCATTCTCTAACCAATACGCTATACGATACCACCAATATTCTATCATATCAACCCCAATCCTGTAATCGTAGACATAATGAACTTCATACCATCTTCCTCAAAATCACCAGTGCCTGACTCAAAGTTATCAATCACAATATCCGCATTAACATGCGATTTCATTTTGCAATTAGACGCTGAACCGTAACTACCACCAATAATTTTCTTCGCTTCTTCCCACTTAGACATCTCCATGTTAGAAAACGAGATACGTCTAAGCATAGACGGGTGAGCAATTGCAAACATCAAATTATCAATGTCCAACAACTGTTGCGAATCATGCAATTTCGTGAGCATACTATGATATTTGTTGCTACTAGAAGTTGCAATCTCGCTATAAACCTCAACACCGACACCCAAACGATTAATGATATCAACCAATGAACATATCATCGCACCACGTTGCTTGATTGTCTCTGCTGAAACACCGCTATTGACAGTACCATTGACCAGTAATCGCACAACACGCCCCATGCGTGTTTGTGGCACATCAACATAATCAATCATACACTCAGGGTCACCCATAAGATAACGGTCAATATCGCCTGACTCGCCAGTAATATTGAACTTGGTCTCAAACAAGTTACCAAACGTTGCGCTAATGATGTTATCCAACGAATTAATCAACTTATCAACCTCAGGACGTATATCATGCCAACCACGTGTACCCAAATCGCAAGCCTCGTCCAAACTATCAGACCCACGCCAATCAGGTCTATCACGTTTATCAGACGACTTGCGTTTCTTGTTGCTTTTAGCGTCCACCAACAAATCTGCCAGTGTATCATATTCTTCAACCCAAACGCCAGTCTTAACTGTACCTGACGGACTAACATAATCATGTATAAACTGTCTCATAATATCTCCAATCGTAGTTGTTGTTTCCCTAATAATTTAACATACTAGTCCACGTCCGCAGGGAAGGATACGAACGTGAACTAGTAGTCACGAACGTTACACTTCTACTGGCGAACCTTTGGGTACGATAACCGATTCCATAACCTTGCTAACGATATCAGGTTTGACACCTTTAAGCAAACGCATGTCAATAGCGTCCTGCCAAGTGAACCCACCAGCAAGCAACTTAGCACCACCAACACTAGCACGAGGCGATACAATCACCTTCAGACCATGAGTATCAACGTTACGGCGTGCAGTACGAACAATATTCAACCACGTTGAACCATGTTCCATATTCAACCCCGTACCACGCACCAACTCAGTCTCAAGGCGTTCATCAATCTTAACGTGCATCATCGTGAAACGGTCAATCGTAGCACCATCAATCGGCGCACGACCAACATATTCTGCAGTAGCACCATTACCCCACGTGTTCGCTGCAGCAATCGCAACAAACTGTGGGTGACGCTTAATCATACCGTCAGGAAACGACATGCTATCGTTAGATAACGCATCGTTCAACACGGTCAAAATATTCGGATTACTAGCGTCAATTTCGTCCATCAAGAACACGCCACCATGTTCATAACGGTCACGAAACCCTGTAGACTGATACAAGTTATCGCTAATAGCCTTGTAACCCTTGATATCCGCTTTAGATGACTGCGAATTGAACGGCTCTGCACTAAACGCAACACCGAGCGACTCCGCAACCTGACGGGCAATCTTAGACTTGCCAACACCAGCACTACCAGTCATCCACACATGTTCACCGCAAGAAACCGCACGAAGAACCTTAGGGAATATCTCATGAGTCAAACCAGTCACGGGACGAGTTTCACCAGTCGGCAAAACCACGTTAGTGACCAACGGACGAACATCACGTAACAACTCCCTAACGTATGAACGTTCTTCCGTTAATGCTGACTCAATCAACTTGCGCACCGCATCTTCGTCTACGCCAACAGACCGCAAAGCGTCCTGAATCACGTCACGAACAGCGTTAGCAACCCTGTCACCAGTCGGCACAGACGGCACAAACGAAGGTTGTGACGGCTGAGGAATAACTGGCGGAACTGGCTGAGTAACATGCAACATCGTTACACCACGAGCAACACAATCGTTGCACGCTTGCAATACTGTCGCAAGAACCTCATCTTTCGTTTTCGCCATCGGTTTACCAACCCAAGTCAATCCAAAAGCACGTTTATACATAACAATTAACGTGTTTTTGTCCAACCACCTAATTTCGTATGGATATTCTTTTCCACTAGCCAATAAAACATACGCTTTCTTTTCCGTGCAATCAACACGAACAATATTCATAGCCTTCCCTGCCATAACACTACCCTTTCTTTCTGCCCGACTAGGGCTTTTGTTTAATCGGCTGACAGAATTGCCAACCGAAATCTATTACTTCAACACACACGTCCACGTCCGTGTATATTACAACCACCAATCATTCAACTCAAGCAAACCAATATCCCAATACCTGCGAAACATCGCATGCCATAACGCTACGGGAATTGACTCACCTAACCAACGATTAAGTTTGTAACACTTTACACGTGCCATTTTCTTTAACGGATTCATAATTGTCCTTTCATATAATGAATGTATCCTTTTACGGGTAGCGGGGGTGTATTATAGCCCGCTACCCGCAGTGATTCACAACATAATCAGATTATAGGAAACTAACCCTACTGACTAACCTTGCGGAGACACTATCTCCCACGTGCATGATACTACCACACACGCTAGCGGTTCGGCAAGGTTATGAACCTCACAAACTCGGCACATGCCCGAACCCATAAACCCCTTTAGGGTTTACTTGCTTGCCACACGGTCAAACGTGTAGAAAATCTCATTCATGACCGTACCCGACTTCACATCAAACAACACAACACCCTCAGAATTGGTGCGAACTTGCTTCTCACGCTTGTCAGCGGTCATAACCGTAACAATCGTACCAACCTTGATTGGGGTACTTGCAGGAAACGCAACAGCCCAATCCTTGTCAATCTTCGCAAAGCGACCTACGATTGTTGGTGTTGCTGTCTTTGTTGATTTCTTAGCCATTAAAGTGTCCTTCCACTCTAGGGAACGGCTGTACGTTCACGTACATCTAATATCGTAGCACCATGCCACAACCACCATTCAATATTCTACTTCAACACATACGTCCGAGGACATACATGCTACCGTATTGCGGATAGTGAGGAATTGAACCTCAACAAGCGCACCAGCGCTACCCTGCCCACAAGGAGAAACGGGCAAAACTTAAACGGTGTAACCGTTCATCAACTCAATCAACTCGTCCACTTCCGCTTCACGGCGAATATTCGCCTCGGCACACAACTGCAAAGCAAACTCTAACTCCGTTAAAGGCTTCGGTGCTTGCAACAATTCCAACATATTCACTCACTCTCTCATGCCGTAGCATGACTAGGTAATCGTTACCGAATAGCAACGACAAACAAAAACTTCAACACATACGTCCATGTCCGTATGTGAAGCATGTCATCAGCAACGACAACACAACAACAATACTTCAACACATGCGTCCAAGCACATGCACTCAAGCACATCATCATCATGTCATCGTTGCCAACAACACTACCCTAATTACTTCAACACATGTCACCGCCCGACCACCCGCCCGCATACGAGGCAACAAACAAATACCCTACTTCCTTCACGTCCGCTTGCCCGCCCACACACATGTGCGACCCCAAAAATTGTGGGCAGATTATAAACATTATGGCTCTTTATGTGGGTGCGAGTGCTAGCGTGTAAGACTTCTCACACGTCCGCACACGTTAAGGGGGGGGCATGGGGGGGGGCGGCAGCCCTCGTGGACGTGTGACTCTAATAGTCTAGGGCGAGATAGAGGTAGCGGATACCATCCGCCCGTTTTGTCTATGCTGGATGGGGGTGGGGCTTGTTTTAAACGGAGTCCCTAGTTTTGTATGGTTTAACAGTTCCATTTACGCAATGATAGCGCTTTGCGTGTTGGTCGTCCTTTGGAGTCTTTCATTGGTCCTGGCATGCCGCTCATGCGGGCGCAGAATGATTTGCGGCGTTTCGCCGCTTTTGAGTTTGGTTTTAGTTTGCTGGGTGGGGTGGTTACTGCCATTGACAGTTTTGACCCTGGGTTTTGTCGTCTATAGGATGCTATTCCTGCGGCGTTTAGTCCACCTTCAGGGTTTTTTCCTGCTTTGCGTGTCCATGCTGCCGTCTTGTAGGCTTTCGTGGCGGCTTGTTGTGCGGTCATTTTTTGTTTAGCCATTATTTACCTCTTGCTTTTTTCCCTGCTGCTTTTGCTTTCGGGGTGTTGGGTACGAATTGTTTGCCTGCTTTGGTTCCTGCACGTTTTTTGCGGCTGGTTGCAGCGTATTCTGCTTTACTTAAAGACTTTATGGCTGCTGAAGGTAGATAGCGTTCACCTGTGGCTTTTGGTCCTTGGGTGGATGGTTTACCTGATTTGGTTCGCCATTTTTCTTTACCCCATTTGGATAAAGATTTTTGTTTACTGGTTTTGTTTCCTGTGTATCCGCCGCCTGCGGCTTCATATTTTTGGGCTACTAGTTGTGCTTTACGTGCCGACCATTGCCCTGAACGTCCACCTTTGGTTCCTGCTTTTACTGACGCTACTATTTGGTCACGTAAACTAGGTTTAGTATATCCCATTACGTTTCTTTGATTTTGGATGCGATTTGCCAGCCATCATACTGCCGTTAGGCATTTTGTGCATGGGTTTTGATTTAGATTTTTTAACATCAATTTTTGCTGTTGGTGACATTTTCATTGCAGCCTTATCACGTTCGTACTGACGTTTACCTTCAGGTGTGTACGCATAGTGTTTAACTTTTCCGTCTATTCGCTGTAGTTTTGGCATACACTTCCTCTGTCTTTGCTGTAAATAGTATTGTCCTTAAATCGCCACCCTAAGGGGTGGCTATCTAACAGTCAGGCACTGACCCCCCTCAGTCCCCCCTACTAAAAAGAGTGCTGTTCCCTAATGAGAATCATTCTCAATATCTTGTTACAGCCGAGACAGCAAAAGGGTTTCATCTAAAAAGTTACATTAATGTTACAGAAATGTTACACAAATGTCACAAAGATTTAACATTCCCATAACAATTAGGAACAGGTAACTCTATTGTGATGACGGAATTATTGGATGCCCGACAACAAAAATTTTTAGACTGGCTATGTACACCTAGTGTCGCTCGTGTCCCTTCTTCTCAAGAAAAGTATGCTCACGTTGAAAACATTGATGAGTCTACGTTGCGTAGGTGGAAGAAGAAACCTACGTTTAAGGCTGCTTGGGAAAGGCGTGTTGCGGAGTCTCAGGGGAGTCCTGAGCGGACTCAACAGTTGTTGGATAATTTGTTTCAACGTGCTTTGGATGGTGATAACAATAGTGCTAAGTTGTATCTTCAGGCTACTGGGCGGCTTGCGCCTGTTCAGTTGCAGGTTGAACATTCTGGTAAGGTTTCTGAGTTGTCGGATGCACAGTTGTCTGAGTTGATTGTGGCTTCTGCTGCCAGTGAGCAACAGTCCCGTTTAGATTCAACAAAGACAGTGGGGGTTTATGAGTCAAACTAATGATGCAATGTATGTTGCGCTAAAAGCGCAGTACCCAACACTGTCTACGTTAGGTGACATGATGTACGCTTTTGCCCAAGACAACGGCTATAACTTCCGTGACACACTTGGGTACGAGTTTTATGCTGCTACTGGGGCTGTTGGTACGACTCGTGGCGATTTGGCTAACTCGTACTGGAATGACCCTGACTTTGCTGTTTTTAACCTTGAAACAGAAAATGGAACAGATTTACTATTAGAAGACGGTAGTTTTATTTTGATGGAGACTAACAACTAATGGCAGACCTAAAGATTTCTCAATTAACATCATTGTTGGGTTCGGCTGCCGCCGACACCGATGTTGTCCCTGTTGTTGATATTTCGGCTACTACGACAAAGAAAATATCTTTGTCGGAGTTGGTAGAATACATTGTCGCTAGTGGGGTGTTTTCTGGTGCTGTAAGCAGTTTGTCACCTACCCCCGATTTTAGCGATGTAGATAATATCCTAGCAAACGCAGTATTCCTTTAGGGAACGATTTAACCACTTATTAGGAGATAACAATGGCAACTTTTACTAAAAAGATTCTTTCAGGTAGCACAGATGGCAAAGCGATTAAGGTTGCTGCGACTGCTACGGCTGGTACGACGATTCATACTGGTTCGGCTACGGCTACAACTCTTGATGAGGTTTGGTTGTATGCGGTAAACAGTTCTGCTTCGGCTGTTAAATTGACGATTGAGTGGGGTGAGGCTGCTGCACCTGATGGCAATATTGAACTGAGTGTTGCTGCTGAGTCGGGTCTTGTTTTGGTTGTTCCAGGGTTGCCCATTAAGGGTAATGCGACTCCGCTTGTTGTTAAGGCTTTTGCTGCTACGGCGAATGTTGTGATGTTGCACGGGTATGTAAACCAGATTACGGTTTAGGGTTTAGCGATGTCTAGATTTGGTCAGCGCACACGGGTTTCTACTTATACTTCAAATTGGGTTTCAGAAATAGTTCCGTTCGTTATTTCTGGTGGTCAAGAAACCATTACCGTTGGTGGCTACAAATATGTGGTGTTTACCTCGTCAGGTAATTTGACTGTTGAAGGTAGTGGAAATGTTGATGTTTTAAGCATTGGTGGTGGTGGTTCTGGTGGAGAATTTACGGGCGGCGGTGGTGGTGGTGGTGAAATAGATTTATGGGTTGCGGCAAGTATTAGTTCAACTGTAGTTGTAACTATTGGTGCGGGCGCAACAGGACAATCTAGTAATGGCGGAACAACTACTTTTGGTGCGTTCACTTCGTCACTTGGTGGCGGTGGTGGCGGTTCAAGCAATGCAGGTGACGCTGGTGGTTCTGGCGGTGGTGGTGGCGGTTATTCTGGGTATAGTGGTGGTGGCGCTAGTGGTAGCAACACTTTTGCTGGTGGTGCTGGGGCTGGCGGAATAGTTGGCGGTGGCTGGTGTGGTGGCGGCGGCGGTGGTGGCGGTGCAACGGCTGTAGGCACTAATGGAAGTTTTGGTGGAAATTTTGGTACAGCAGGCGCTGGCGGTCAAGGCTATCAAATATCAACGGCTGATGCTAATTTAACTGCTGGCAATTTCCCAACAACTTTGACAGGCAAAACATATTTTTCGTCGGGTGGTGGCGGCGGCGGTGGTGCTGAAGGTGGTCGTGGTGGCAATGGTTCAGGTGCAGCAGGTGGAACCAATGCAGGCAATGGTGGCGGTCAATCATCAGGTACTACAACTAACGCATCTAGTTATGGGTGCGGCGGTGGTGCAGGTTGGGACTCTAGTACTTTTGGAA